CTGTTACCTGTCATGGGTATGCTGTTACTTGAGACACTTGAGGCAAAGCATGATGCAAAGAGAGCCTTGCAGAAGTTAGAGAAGATTGAACAACGCATTGAAAGGAAACAGCGTGACAAAGACCGCAAAGAGCCTAATTCTTTTACTGACAATCCTGTGTTTGACAGGGTGCGAAGACCGTTTTAGGTATCCATGCCAAGACCCTAAGAATTGGGAGACTCCTGATTGCAAACCACCAATCTGTACCGCTACAGGTACTTGCCCAGAAATGTTAGTTAAACCAGAGGAGAAAAAGTAATGGCAACCATTGGATATAAACCCAGCAATAGGCTTACCGCTGATGAGATTGAGGTAAGAGTATGGGCTTTCGTGATCGTGGTCTTGGTGACCATTCTGTTGGCTTCTATGGCTATGTTCTTGTACTCTGTTTCATTCGTGACACAGCCCATGAACGGTGCTATGGCGGCAATTGACAAGGTTTACACCCAACAGATCAGCACCATAATGGTGTTCATCACTGGTGTTCTGGGTGGTGTGGCTGGTCGTTCTGGTGTCAAGGCGATTGCCAATGCAACTGCAAAGGCTGAAGCCACTGACAATGACGAGCCACCAGCACCATGAGTTTGTTCAATCCTTGGGTCTTGCTAGGTATTGTGATGGCGGTGCTATCGTCTTTTGGCGGTGGCTACTACAAGGGCAAGACTGATGAGGTGACTCGTCAACAGCTTGAGATTGCCGCCTTGAATGCCCAAGCAAGACAGAAAGAACAAGCACTTGTAGCCACCATACAAACTCAAGCCAACAAACTCACAAAGGCCAACAATGAAGCCAAACTTCTATTACAAAAGCGTAATGCTGACATTGACTCTGGTGCTCTCAAGTTGCGGCTTCCTGTCAAAGCCACCAACTGCACCGTATCAACCCCCGACAATCCCACCGCTACCAGCGGAGATAGCATTCAAGCAACAGCCGAACTTGACAGAGAGGTTGCTAAATCTCTTGTCGCCATCACAGACCAAGGAGATGCCAACACCAGACAACTCAACGCCTGTATTGATGCCTACAATGCCGCCTATCAAACCATAACCAAAGGAGTCCCACAATGAACCTGTCAGCCAATTTCACCCTGAAAGAACTCACCAAGTCAGACACTGCTACCCGATTGGGTCTGGACAATACGCCTGATGATGAGGCATTGGAGAACCTGAAAACGCTTTGCGAGAAGGTACTTCAGCCTGTTCGTGAACACTTTGGCAAGTCTGTGACCGTGAACTCTGGCTATCGTAGTCCTGAGTCAAATGCCGCTGTTGGTGGCTCTAAGACTTCTGACCACTGTAAAGGTCAAGCGGCTGACATCGAAATTGATGGTGTTCCAAATCCTGAATTGGCAGAGTGGATACAAAATAATCTGGACTACACGCAATTGATCTTAGAGTTCTACACACAAGGTCAGCCAAATTCAGGCTGGGTTCATGTTTCATATGATCCTAACAACTTGAAGAAGCAAGAACTCACAGCCGTTAAGGTTGCTGGGAAGACTCAGTATTTGAATGGTTTACAGGCATAAAGGAACGCTTGCAAAAGTGTTTAGGGATGAGGTGTTCATACAAGATCACCTCTCCACATTTTTGACATAGCCAAGCGTGACCCATCACGACATTGGTCTGGCGGTCACCTCTGACCCCCTTAGTTCTGCCATAGAAGGTGCGGATTTTTACTATCATTTCGAGACTCTGGCCTTGCTGTAGGTCGTGAAGTTCTCACGCACCCTCAGACCCCTGTTTTTAAGCTCTGTAGTAGCCGCTTTGAGGGCTACTTGCTGACGCTTGGCTTTCTTATCTGTTTGCCACAAACTTGGTTCATTAGTGGACTCAAATGCTGACTTAACTTTTTCCATCTTTTGATTTGCTTCTTAGTGGGTGAAAGCCGACTGTCTCTGTGCGTCTGATTTGCTCTCTGCGTTTCTGACCGTTGATTTTGCCATTATTGATCTGCACAAGCTCCTTATCCTTTGTCCAGATAGATGGCCCTGATATATCAAATGCTGATTTTGGTTGCGTCATGCTTGTTCTCCTCTGGCTCTGATGGCTTCAATCACATCAGCTTGAAACCAGTTGCTGAATTGTGTTTCTTTGATGATTTGAATGATATCTTCTTGTTTCTTGTCGGCTACCAGCTTGGCAAAGGCTTCAAGTGCCTCAGAGTAAATGCCATCAAGGTGTGGACGCATACCAATCAATCCACATTCTTGCGCCATCTCAATGATTTCATCTTGTGTCATGACTTCATGCTCCTGATATAGATGGAAAAACTGCTGATCGTATCTTTGCCGAAGGATTCCATACGCTCGATAGCAACAGCCACTTCCTCTATGACTTGATTGCGGTATGGATTGGTAGATATGGCGGCTTGTACAGCACGTTTACGCCACACGCTTTGCTTCTCCATGTCGTTGAAGGCTTCATCTTCTGGGTCATCTATCATGTCCAAACTCCTGTAGTTCGTTGATACGCTTATAAAGTCTGAAGATTCTTTGCTCGTTATAGTTCACGATGGCTTGTGAATATTCAACAGATGTTTCAGCTTGCAACTTGGCAAGTTGCGCCTCATTGAGTTCCTTTTCTGCCATCTCCAAAGGTGTCTTGGCTCTGAGCAAATCTTTGACGTATTTGATGGTTAAGTCTCGCCAGTTCATTTTTTCTTTCGTTGAGTTACAAGGATGACTCGTTCTACTTTTTCTTTTGTTGTAAATCGGTGTTCGTTGGCGCATTGGTAACGTCTATAAGTTTCGTTGTTGGCTCTGGCTCTTGTCTCAAGGGTGCTCACCCAAGCATCGCAAACAGGACATTTCACTATTTTTCTTCCCGATTTGCTAGGTACAACACAAACCCGATACACACTGATACGCCCAAAATCGAGCCGAAAATCCCTGCTAAGAGTACGTAGAGGACTGTTTCTGTCATTTTTTATCTCCTTGTCTTTTGAGTCGAAATACATCAATGCCAATGCACAAGCAATGACAATGAGTAAAGCGTTCCAGAGTCTCACTTTGATGCCGCAATGAGTTCAAGTTCAAGGTCTTTGATCTTGTCTTTGAGAATGTCAATCTCTTGCTCCATGCTGGTGATCTTCTTCTCTAACCTGTTTCGGCTCATGGTTTCAGCCCTAGCCCAGCCGATGATGACAGCCTCATCAGCTACCTTGCTGATAAGTTGGATGATCTCTTGACGTGACATGAAGCCACCAGCAATGCCTTTGGCTGGCGCAATGCGTTCTACTAGCTCTTGAATCTCTGATTGCATACTCATGCTGTTATCTCTTGTGGTTGATGCCATGCAGATTGCAAGGCGGTGAAGTTCATGGGCGTAATGGTGACTGTTGACAGGAACAAGCCCTTTGTCTTGAGTTTGCGTCCCCAGTCATCAGTAGCCTTGGTGTTGACCAGTTCCTTACGCTTGACAGCGTTATAGACGTGGTGACGCTTGAATCCAGCACTTTCCAACTCCTCCATTGTTCTAGGCTCTTGGCAGAAGTCTTGGAGTTCGGTCATGCTTCCCTCGCTTTCAACATTGCGTCTGCCATTTCGTAGGCTTCTTTTGCTGTATCCAACATGATTCCTGTCGGAAAAGAACCCTTTGCATACATACCCTGCATAGCCTTTGCCGCAAAGTAATCACGCAAGGTCATGCCTTTTTCTGGCTCACCCCATCCATTAAAGCCTTCATTTGGAAATGCTGGTTGGTTGTTCATGTTGACCACCATGCCACCAAAAGAACAGCAAGGCCGATACCAATGGCAACAGCGGCTATGACATCAAGGGTTTCATCACTCATCATCATTTTCCTCATCACAAAGTTCACAACCAATATGGTCAGGGTCACGGCAGTCTGGATGTGCAGACAATTGCATTTCGTACTGCTTGCGCCTAAAGTCCTCCCAGCGCATCTCTCTGGCTTCTTGTTCGGTGAGTATCATGTTTGTCCTTAAAGATAGATTGTGTGTTGGTTGACTTCTGATTTCTTTGTCCCTGACTTGACTTCAGTCATGTTGTCAAAACCTCTAGTACCACAGGTAGGGTCATCATTGAACTCCCAGCCATTACGTAAGGTGACAATGATTCCATTGTCTAGATTGCGCTCATCGTCTATGTGTTGAATCCAAGGACGTGAATCTAAAAGTGTTTGCATTGCTTTGGTCATCTTCGATTCTCCTGTTAGGTTGAAAGTGGAGGCCGTGGCCTCCTTGGGGTTTACTTGGTTACTTCAATTAACGATTGACTATGAAATTTGTCAGCAACTTCAGTCATTGTTTTGACAAAATCTTGACCTGCTCTTGCACGATTGCGGTAAGCCCACTCCAATTTGGTTCTGGCTTCTGACTGCTGTCTAAGGTCGCCTTGCTCAAAAGGAATTTCTCCTTTGTTAAAGCGCAGTTTGATTGTTGTGGGAGTCATTTCGCCAGACTTAACTTTTTCAGCCTTGGCAATCAATTCTGGAATTTCTGCGCTAATGTCAGCAATGATTTTGTCTGTCATGGTGCGGCTTACTTGGATGGGCTGGTAGTTACGACCTGAGCAAACACCAGAAAACCAGCCTTCTTTGACGGTGTAGCCATGCTTGGACATCAAGCCACCTACAACAGCTTGTTGGCGACCACAGCATTGGCAGTTGCCACGAATTTGTTTAGTTGTGTTTGTCATCTGGTATCTCCTGTTTGTCTTGCTGATGGGTGAATC